ATGGAGAACCAGAGAGAATGCAGGGAGGCACCGGCTGCCGGGGAGCGCGCATCCGGGGAAAGAAAGAGAACGCTTCCTGCCGGCAGAACCGATGGCCGGGTCCAGTGCCCTTTTTACCGGTATGACGAAAGTATAGGCCGCCGGATCCACAGGATCATCTGCGAGGGACTGGTGGCGGGCAGCAGCCTGATACTCAGTTACACACAGGAGCAGGATTACCGGATCCAGCTGGAGACCTTCTGCTGCAGCTGCTTCCGCAGGTGTGAGATCTGCCGGATGCTGATGGAGAAATATGAAGATTAATTGACAATTGACAGTTTACAATTGACAATTATGGTTTTCTATCGGCCCTTTCCTGCAGTGCAGCTGCGAGGATTGACGAGGCAAACGGAAGTGACAGTGCAGCAGAAAGGCAAAAGTTGTCAATTATCAATTGTCAATTGTGAATCGCCTTCTCCGGTTGGTTTTCCGGGAAATTATACGGTAGGATGAGCAGCAAGAATACGAACAGCAGGAGGAATCAGCATATGGACAGAAATACAGAGCCTTCGGCAGTGGAGGTCCTGGCGGACCGGCTGCTGGAGAAACTGGGGCAGGCCATCGGGGAGCTGGATCATAACCCCATTACCCGGAAGGTGAAGACCAAGGAGGGCAACACGGAAACCACTCTGGAGATCCGGGAGACGGAAGCCGGGGGAACCATCGACCGGGCGGGGCTGAAGCAGCTGACCAGTGCCCTGAAGGAGCTTCAGACCATCCGGGGAGATATGCCGGCTCTGGAGCGCCGGGAGCGGGAAGCCAGGATCGAATCCCTGTACCGGGGCATGCAGCAGCCGGAGCAGGAGGATATGGCCACCGGTGTGATACTGCTGGCACCAAGGGCGGAGGAGGGCTGAAATGCAAAATGCAGAATTCAAAATGCAAAATTATGGTGTCATCTCCGCGTTAAGAGCCGCCTTTGACGGTTGTGCTCCGAAATGCGCCTGCGGGCGCTACGCTTCGCAGACTTATTAAAAATCATGCCCAAAGGGCATACCACAATTCTGCATTCCGAAATCCTGTCATTTCACAAAGGAGAGACAATCTATGAGTAATATCATCTGGCAGCCCCAGGAAAAGCAAATGCGCTTTCTGGAGCGAAGTGAATACGAGGTGCTTTACGGCGGTGCCGCCGGAGGCGGAAAATCCGATGCCCTGCTGGTGGAGGCTCTGCGTCAGGTCCATATCCCCCACTACCGGGCCATTCTGTTCCGGAAAACCTATCCCCAGCTGTCGGAGCTTATTGACCGGAGCCATGCCCTCTACGGTCCGGCTTTTCCCCGGGCCCGGTTCCATGAGACCAAACACTGCTGGGTCTTTCCCAGTGGAGCAAGGATCTATTTCGGAGCCATGCAGTACAGCAAGGACAAGGCCAATTATCAGGGCAAGCGGTATGATTTCATCGGCTTTGATGAGCTGACCCACTTCACCTGGGAGGAATACAGCTATATGTTTTCCCGGAACCGGCCCTCCCGGGCACCCGGTGCCAGGGAAAAGACAGTCTGCTATATACGCGCCACCACCAACCCCGGAGGCATCGGCCATGGCTGGGTGAAGCAGCGTTTCATCGATGCTGCCGAGCCGGGGACCCCCATCCGGGAAACAGTGCAGGTGACCCTGCCGGGGGGAGAGGTCCGGCAGATCATCAGAGACCGGGTGTTCATTCCGGCTACGGTCTTTGACAATGAGGCTCTGCTGGCAGAGAACCCGGAGTATCTGGGCAGCCTTGCCCTGCTGCCGGAGAAGGAGCGCAATGCCCTGCTCTACGGCAACTGGGATGCCTTTGAGGGCCAGTATTTCACAGAGTTCCGGACCAGTCCCGACCCGGTCCGGTGCCGGGAGGCGGGAATTACGGTGGAGCAGGCCAGAAACCAGGGCCGCTGGACCCATGTGATCCCGCCGCTGGACTTAAATTCCGGCAGCCGCCGGGGCTGGAAGATCTGGCGCAGCTACGATTTCGGCTATGCCAAGCCCTTCTCCTGCGCCTGGTGGGCAGTGGACTATGACGGCACCATCTACCGGATCCTGGAGCTTTACGGCTGCACGGGGATCCCGGACGAGGGAGTCAAATGGACACCGGACCGGCAGTTCCGGGAGATCGCCAAAATCGAGCAGACCCATCCCTGGCTGAAGGGAAAGGCCATCCGGGGTGTGGCGGACCCGGCCATCTGGGACAAAAGCCGGGGAGAGAGCATAGCGGATACGGCGGCGGCCTACGGCATTTTCTTCACCCCCGGCGACAATGCCCGAATACCCGGCTGGATGCAGTGCCATTACCGGCTGCAGTTTGATGAAAACGGTTACGCCCGGTGCTACATTTTCGAGGGCTGCAAGGGCTTCCTCCGGACCATTCCGCTGATGATGTACGATCCCACCCGGCCGGAGGATCTGGACAGTTCCCTGGAGGACCATATTGCCGATGAATGGCGGTATTTCTGCATGAGCCGCCCGGTAAAGCCTCTGCGTCCCGTGGAACAGGTAACGGTTCTGAATGATCCGCTGAACCAGTTTGATTAAATGCAAAATGCAGAATGCAGAATGCAAAATGAGGCAATCTGGGACTGCGACAATTGACGAGGGTTTTCGGGTGGGTTGCAAAGCAGCCCCTACGGGCAGCTTTGGGCGATGGTGCGATGTCTTGAACAGCACCGCGCCAGTGCGTTGTAACAATTCTGCATTCTGCATTTTGCATTATGCATTTCAAAATGGAGGTATCACATATGGAAATGGAAGAAACCTTAATGGCCGGGCCGGCCATTGGGTCTGGGGAATTAAAGAAATTCATGAAGACCCTGCATCAGTATAAGGCCGGAAAGGCCAATACGGACCGGCGGATCATTGCTTCGGAAAACTGGTGGAAGCTGCGCAATACGGAGGAAGAACAGAAGCAGACGGAGGTGGGCAAAGACGGCGGCTTCACCAGCCGCAGCGGCTGGCTGCACAATGTCATCGTCAGCAAGCACGCCGATGCCATGGAGTCCTTCCCTGCCCCCAATTTTCTGCCCCGGGAGGAGGCGGACCAGGCGGAGGCGGAGCTGCTGCAGGCCATCGTCCCCTGCATCCTGGAGCACAACCGGTTCGAAAGGACCTATTCCGATGCCATGTGGCAGAAAATGAAAACCGGTACCGCCGCCTATAAGATCATCTGGGACAGCCATCTGCTGGGCGGCCTGGGAGACATCCGGGTGGAGCGTGTGAATTTACTGAATCTTTTCTGGCAGCCGGGCATTACGGATATTCAGCAGAGCCGCTACCTGTTTCAGACAGAAATGGTGGAAAAGGAGGTGCTTCTGCAGAAATATCCCCAGCTGAAGGATCATCTGCGCAGCAGCGGCCCCTTTTCCTCCCGGTTTCTCTACGATGATCCTGTGAACACCTCTGATTATGCCACGGTGATCGAGGTTTACTACCACCGGCACCGGGGCGGCAGGGATGTGCTGCATTACTGCAGGTTTGTAGGAGATCAGGTGCTGTATGCCACGGAAAATGAGGTGTCTCCTGTCATGGGCTTTGACGGCAGAACAGCCCCTTCCCTGGCTGAGGCGGGACTTTATGACCACGGGCAGTTTCCCTATGTGCTGGACCCGCTGTTTCCGGTAGAGGGCAGCCCCTGCGGCTACGGCTATGTGGATCTGTGCCGGAATCCTCAGACGGAGATCGACCTGATGAAGACCTCCTTTGTGAAGAATGCCATGGTGGGTGCGATACCCCGGTATTTTGTGCAGGACAACGGCAATGTGAAGGCCGAGGATCTGCTGGATCTGAGCAAGCCTCTGGTGACGGTCAGCGGATCTCTGGAGGAAAGCAGCCTCCGGCGCATCGATCATACCTCCCTGGAGGGAAATTATCTGAATCTGCTGCAGCAGGATATCAATGAGCTGCGGGAAACCTCCGGCAATACGGAAACCAGTACAGGCTCCGTCAGCTCCGGTGTTACAGCGGCTTCTGCCATTGCGGCCCTGCAGGAAGCATCCGGCAAGGGCAGCCGGGACAGCACCCGGGCCTCCTACCGGGCCTTTGCCCGGATCACGGAGCTGTGCGTGGAGCTGATCCGGCAGTTTTACAGCCTGCCCCGGCAGTTCCGCATCGCAGGTCCGGGGGGCGCGTACCGGTACATCAGCTATACCAATGCAGGTCTGCAGCCCCAGCAGCAGATGCTTCTGGGCCGCCCCATGGGTCTGCGGAAGCCGGTGTTTGACATCAAGATCTCGGCGCAGCGGAAAAATGCGTTCTCCACAGTGAGCCAGAATGAGCTGGCCATGCAGCTGTTCCGGCTGGGAATCTTCAACCCCCGGCTGGCAGACCAGGCGGTCCGGTGCCTGGAGCTGATGGAGTTTGAAGGGAAGGATGCCCTGATCCAGAAGGTAGCCCGGTCCGGAGACCTTTATCAGAAGCTGCAGCAGTATATGACCCTGGCTCTGGGTCTGGCGGCCCACAGGGATCCGGCACTGGCAGAGCAGATCTCCGGAGAACTGGCAGCCCTCCGGGGCAGTGCCGGGAAACGGTCCGGCGGTTCCGGGAAGCTGGCGCAGGCAGATGCCCTGACCGGAAAGGCGAAGCAGGAGCCTGCCCGGGTGGCGAAAGCCCGGCAGCAGGCATCAGAGGCATCCCAGATCCGGGGGGAGGTGCGGCAGTGATCGAGATCCGCTGCCGGGGACCTGCCCAGATCACCCTCCGGGGCCATGCGGGCAGCGCGGAATACGGCCATGATCTGATATGCGCCGCCGTATCTGCTCTGGTAATGGCATTGGCAGAGAACCTTCGGGATTTTCCCGGCAGGGAGATCCGGCTGGAATCCGGGAATGCCAGCCTGGCCTGCCCCCACACCCCGGAGGCGGAGGGGATCTTTGCCTGCTTCCGGAAAGGCTTCCAGCTCCTTGGGGAGCTGTTTCCGGAGCATGTGCAGTGTGAAGTGAAAGCAGAATGAGGAGTTGTGCTTTCCTATCCGCAAAAGCATACATTTCACAAATGAAAACCATCTAGCCAAACGGCCGGCATTATTTTGCATTTTCAGATAACGGGTTTACCCCGGGACCCGCCGCCCCGGATAAAATAGCGGCAGAAACTCTGTTGGAGGTAATACATGATCAGTAAGAAACAATGGCAGCTGCTGCAGCTGTTCTCCGGGGAAGGCACCCCCGGGGAGGCCGGTGCCTCTGCAGCTGCCGGTACGGGCGAAACCGGTGCCGACGCCGGGCACCAGCGGCTTCGGAAGCTGGGCGTTCCCGAAAGCAAGTTAAGGAAGCACACCATCAGACAGGAGCTGCCCCAAAACTCTGTCCGGGAATCGCCCGGAGAAGCAGGGGCTTCGGAAGCACCGCCTGCCAGACTGTCCTGGGAGGAGATCCTGAAGGATCCGGAATATAACGGTCAGATCCAGAAGATCATCCGCTCCCGGGTGAAGGAGGAAGGAAAGCACAAGGCAGCTCTGGAAACTCTGGCCCCTGCCATCCGGCATCTGGCAAAGCAGCACGGTCTGGACCCGGACAATGTGGACCATACCGCACTGGTCAAGGCCGTGACCGGAGAATACGAGGCCAGAGCCCGGGAGCTGGGGATCCCCCAGAAAACCGCCATGGAACTGGACCGGCAGCAAAGGCAGCTCCGTCAGGAGCAGCTGAAAAACCATCTTCTGGGCCTGCAGCACCAGGCGGAAGCCTTCCGGGCCATCGTTCCCGGCTTCGACCTGGGCCGGGAGCTTGGCAATCCCCTTTTTGCCAGACTTACCTCTCCTTCTGTGGGTATGGGTGTGGAGGATGCCTTTTACGCAGTGCACCGCAGAGCCATGCAGGAAAAGTCTATGCAGGCGGCAGCGCAGCAGACCACCCGCATGATCTCCAATGCACTGCGCAGCGGCTCCCTCCGGCCGGAGGAAAGCGGCAGCCAGGCTCCCTCTGTTTCCCGGTTTGACTACAAAAAGGCTACACCGGAACAGAGAAAAGCCCTGAAGGATGCCATCTACAGAGCGGCGGCGGAGGGGCGGAAGCTCTATCCGGGATGAAGTAAATTGAAAATGGAAAGTTGAAAATTCTTTTTTCGGCTTTCCCGGGGCCGCTCTGCAGAGAGGTCCTGAACAAACCAATTTGGAAAGGAGAAAATCTATGAAAATGACTGATACTTCCCTGCTGCAGCTGTTTGCTGATGCAGGCTCTGTGGTGAGCACCACCACAGGTTATGTAAACTCCGCCACCGGCCAGGTCACCGGCTTTGATGCCGGCAATTCCCTGTCCGGCGAAATGAAGACCTTCTACGATACCGAGCTGCTGGAAAACGCCCGGACGGAGATGTTCTATGCCCAGTTTGCCAAGAAGCAGCCTCTGCCTGCTGGCCGGGGCAATACCATTGAGTGGCGGAAGTGGAACACCTTTGACCGGGCGGCAAAGCTTCAGGAGGGTGTGATCCCCACCGGTCAGAAATTCGGCATGTCCAGCCGCACCGGCACCATTGACCAGTACGGCACCTATGCCACCGTGTCCGACCAGCTGGAGCTGCACGCCTATGACGATGTGATCCTGGGCGCCACCGAGGAAATGGGCGCCTCCGCCGCCGAGACCCAGGAGGTGCTGATCCGGGATGCCCTGCTGGTGAACACCAACGTGCTGTACTGCGACAACATCAACCTGGCGGACGGTGCCTATGTGTCCACCCCCACCGGCTGCGGCCAGATGGAGGCATCCGCCACGGTCATGGCGGCCTTCACGCCCAAGATGGTGGCCAAGGCTGTGACCAAGCTGAAGAAGGACCGGGTCCCTAAGATCGGCGGCAAGTATTACGCGGTGATCCATCCTTCCGTAGTGGAGGACCTGCGAAACCATAAGGACTGGATCGATGTCCACAAGTACATGGCTGCCGCGGAGATCTTCCAGGGCGAGATCGGCGAGCTCCATGGCTGCCGGTTTATCGAGAACGTCTTTGCACCCATCCTGGATGGCGCGGACTATCAGAACAAGGCCGGTACTGCTACCTATGCCACCTACTTCTTCGGCAAGGATGCCTTCGGTATCATCGATCCTGAGGGCGGCGCTCTGGAGATGATCGTCAAGGACAAGAGCCAGATCGGCGGCCCCCTGAACCAGTTCTCCACCATCGGCTACAAGTTTGAGACCAACGGAGCCACCATGCTGTACCCCGAGCGTGTGCTGAGAGTTATGAGCTGCTCTTCCTACTCCGCAGTGGATGAGGCCAACTGATCCCCAGGGGGGCAGGCCGCTGCCCCCCCGGTAATTGAAAATTCAGTTTTCCGGGCGATACCTTTCTGTAGGGACGGGTTTCCGGACCGCCCTGCAGGAATAATTCAAACTATTACGAGGAGGAATAAATATGGCTGAAAAGAACCATACCGTGACCCAGGCGGTTTTGCGGGAAGAATCTGCCGCTGCGGCAGAGACTTTGCGCCGGGAGGAACGGGAGGAAATTTTTATTGAACGGGCCGGTGCCAATGAAGAACCCAATTTCTTCGTCAGCGTCAACGGCTACAACTGCCTGCTGCCCAGGGGAAAGACCTCTCTGGTGCCCAGGTCTGTGGCAGCTGAGATCCACCGGGCAAGACGGGCCCAGCAGAAGCTGGATGCCACCGTGGATGCCCTGAAGGATGCGGCAGCACAATAAAAATGCAGAATGCTGAATGTAAAATGCAAAATGAAGGTATCGGCTTCGCCGGTTTTTATAAATCATACCCGCAGGGTATACCACAATTCTGCATTTTGAATTTTGCATTGGGAAATGCAGAATGCATTCCCCGAAAGGAGGAATTGTATGACGATCCTACAGGCCATCCAGCAGGTGGACGAGCTCAGACCCAATACCTACAGCACCAGGCAGAAGCTGCTGTGGCTTTTCCGGCTGGAAACCATGGTGAAGACCCTGGTGATGGATGTCCATGAAGGAAGTGAGGGCCGTGATCTTACAGGCTTTACGGAGCATACGGATGCCGGAAGAGAGCTGTTCATGGAGGCTCCCTTTGATGTGGGCTACCTGTACTGGCTGGAGGCCCAGATCCACTATGCCAATGAGGAAACGGGCCTTTATAACAATGCCATGAGCATGTTCAACACGGTTTTTTCGGCCTTCAAGGCCCATTATAAACAGAAGCACAACACCCGAAGTACCGGACGGTTCCGGTTCTGAGAAAGGAGGAAAGCAGTGCAGTTTCCTGCCCTTGCGCCCCGGCCCCGGAGCCGGGAGACCCTGGATGCCTTTGCCGGCTACAACCATAATCTCCGGATCGGGGAAAACGAATTTTATGATATGCAGAATCTTACCTCCCGGAGGTTTCCGGTGCTGTCGGTACGCCCTGCCCGGGGTCTGTACGGGGAGGGTCTGGATGTCCGGGCCATGGTTTCCCGGGACGGTCTTTGCTACATCGACGGCAGCTGTCTGGTGATCAACGGCTATCGGGCAGAGCTGGGACTGGTTGGAGAGGGGCCCCGGCAGCTGGTATCCATGGGCGCGTATCTCATTATCCTGCCGGATAAGAAATACTTCAACACAGCAGACTTTTCGGACTTCGGAAACATCGAGGCGGAATTTACAGCCCAAAGTCCGGTGACCTTCACCCCCTGCCAGGCAGACGGCACGCCTTATAAGCCGGACTATATCCAGCCCCAGCAGCCGGAGGCGCCGGAGAACATGGCTCTCTGGGTGGATACCTCCCGGGAGCCCCACGGGCTGAAGCAGTATTCCGCTGCCATGGATCTTTGGACCGGCATCGAAACGGTTTACATAAAACTGTCCTGCCCGGGGATCGGTGCAGCCTTTTCCCAGTATGACGGCGTTACCCTCACAGGACTTGGAGAACTGGAAAATTCCCAGCTCCGGGACCTGGAGGGGGCATCCCACCTGTATTTCCGGCAGGAGGATGCTGTGGTGGTGCCGGGAATGCTGGATGGGGAGGTGACGGTGGAGGCTCCCGTTACCCTCTCCCGGAAGATGCCTGCCATGGACTTTCTCATTGAAAGCGGCAACCGGCTGTGGGGATGCCGGTACGGTCCCAACAATGCCGGCCAGGTGGTCAACGAGCTGTATGCCTGTGCTCTGGGAGATTTCAGAAACTGGAACAGCTTTCTGGGGATATCCTCCGACAGCTACTATGTTTCCCTGGGTGCCGACGGACCTTTCACCGGGGCCATTGCCCACGGCGGACATCCCCTGTTTTTCCGGGAGAACTGCCTGCACAAGGTTTACGGTCAGATCCCGGCCAATTTCAGTGTCCAGACCACCCCCTGCCGGGGTGTCCGAAAGGATTGTGCAGGGAGCCTGGCCATTGTAAACGAGATCCTTTACTATCTGTCTGCCTACGGGGTCTGTGCCTATGACGGCTCGCTGCCGGTGGAGGTATCCGCAGCCCTGGGGGAGCAGCAGTTTGAAAAGGCGGTGGCCGCAGCCTATGGCAGCCGGTATTACATCAGCATGCAGCACAGGGGGACCCATCACCGGAGCTTGTTTGTTTACGATACTTACCGGGGCCTGTGGCACCGGGAGGACGATCTGCAGGTCACCCATTTCTGTGCCTGCCGGGAGGAACTGTACTGTGCCACGGAGGACGGGAAGATCCTGGCGCTGCAGGGCAGCGGGGAACCCTGGGAGAAAAGCGTTCCCTGGATGCTGGAGACCGGGATCCTGGGAGGCAGTCTGCCGGAGAAGAAATATCTTGTGAAGCTGAGTCTGGAACTGTCTCTGGATCCCGGCAGCCGGGTGGATATTTATGTCCGGTACGATTCCCGGGGAGAATGGATCAGCCTGGGCCATATCACCGGCCGGGAGCTGCGGAGCTTCACCATTCCGGTACGGCCCCGGCGGTGCGGCCACCTGCAGCTGCGGCTGGAGGGTACAGGCTATGCCGCGCTCCACAGCATGACCAAAACCTACAGTCAGGGGAGTGATGTATAAAAATGAGCATTCAGATCCAGACCCCCAATATTACCGGGGAAACCGACCGGGAGACCCTCCGGCAGATCCGCAGCTATCTGTACCGGATGGCCAATCAGCTTCAGTGGGCCTTCGACACCCTTCAGACCTCCGGCGGTTCCTCTGACGGGCCTGTGCTCCGGACAGTCCGGCAGGAAACAGCCAAAACGGATCCGGCATCCACCTTTGCCGGGATCAAGGGCCTGATCATCAAAAGCGCGGACATTGTGGATGCCTATTATGCCCAGATCAGCCATCGGCTGGAGGGACAGTATGTGGCCCGGTCGGATTTCGGTACCTACCGGGAACAGACTGCCCAGGACATCCAGGCCAACAGCACCTCCATCCGGCAGCTGTTTACGGATACCAGATCCATTTCCGACACGGTGGATAGCCTTTACGACAGCATCATCGGCACCAATGCCTACTTAAAATCCGGCCTTCTGGAGGAAGGGGCCGATGGCACCCCGGTCTACGGTCTGGAGATCGGCCAGACCAACAGTGTGGACGGGCAGAAGGTCTTTGACAAATTTGCCCGGTTCACCGCAGACCGGCTCAGCTTTTTTGACAGCAACGATGTGGAAGTGGCCTACATCTCCGACTATAAGCTGTACATCACCAATGCAGAGGTTACCGGCAGCCTGTGGCTCAGCGGGAAATTCAAAATCTGCTATAACGGGGGACTGGCCTTCCAGTGGATCGGAGGGGATGGCTGATGGCAGGATGCAATTTGGCGGTTTCCGGCCACACCGGTGTGATCCGGGCGGAGGCTTCCGTCTATGAGCTGTCCTCCTCCGGCAGCAACCGGCAGGTGCGCCTTGTGCTGCAGGTCTGGGCTGCGGACTATTCCGGAGCCAGAGATGCAGGCTATTCCGTATACTGCAGACAGTCCGGCACCAATGTTTCTGTACCGGTATACAATGGGTTCACCATCACCGGCTCCCCCCAGACCATCTTCGATGAGATCTTTTTCGTGACCGTTTCCGCCGGTTCTTCCGTGGCGGAGGTGGAGCTGAGCTTTTCTGCCTCCCTGATCTCCCCTTCCTCCGGTACCAGATCCGTGTCCGGCAGCATCAGTGCCCTGTATCTGACGCAGGAGCCGGATGCCCCGGAGGTATCCCCCTCGGAGATCTCCCTGAGTGCAGATACGGTACAGATGGGAGCGGACCTGCTGATCTCCATTACCCGGGATTCCGCAGCCTGCCGCCACCGGCTTACCTGCTGGTTCAGCGACCGGGAGTATCTTGAAATCGCTTCCGATGTGGCGGGCAGCTATGTCTGGACCCTGCCGGATCTGACGGACCTTTGCCCCGATGGGTTGGAACGGGACTGCCGGATCCTCTGCACCACCTTTCTGGATGGGGCTTACATAGGCCTTACGGAAGCACAGCTGACCATCCGGGTCCCGGAGCCTGCGGTGCCTGAACTGGAAGGGGGAGAGATCATTCTGGGACAGGAATGCACCGTTCTCTGCCGGCGGAATTCGGAAAATTTCACCCAGAAGCTGACCCTGGAATTTTATGGGCTTACCCTGGAGATCGGGGAAGGAAAGGCAGATGCCTTCTCCTGGGTGCCGGGGTATGAGCCTGCAAGGCAGATCCCCAGCCTGACCCGGGGCACCGGAACACTGACCTGCACCACCTTCCACGGCACGGCACAGGTGGGTGTAAAAACTGCCGCTGTCCGGGTGGTGGTGCCGGAAAATCAGCAGACCCGGCCCCGGTTTACCGGGGAAGGCGTGACCCTGACACCTGTGGGCAGTCTTCCGGAGGCTTTTGCCGGGGTATATCTTCGGGGAAAGACCGGACTGCGGGCAGAGTTTTCTGCCCGGAGTGACTATTCTTCCATCGAAACGTATTCTCTTACGGTGGGCAGCCAGAAGGCAGAAGGCAATCCGGCAGTGCTCCCTCTGCTGGTGGCGGAGGGGGATGTGAAGGTCATAGTCAGGGTCACAGATGCCCGGGGCTTTTCCTCCGTGATCACCACCGCCATTCAGGTCCTTCCCTACCGGAATCCCAGAGTGGTTCCCGGCACCGGCCACAGCACAGTGGTCTGCGAGCGTGCGGAGGAAAACGGAGAGCTCAGCACCCGGGGCACCTATCTGGCCATCCGGGCAGGCAAGAGCTTCAGCAGCGTGGTCCTGGAGGGGAAGGAGCAGAACCGCTGTGTTCTGCGCTGGCGCTGGAAGCGCAGCGGCGCAGACAGCTACTGCAGCTGGATCACCCTGCTGCCGGAGGACAGCCAGGAAAACGAGTGCTCCCTGCTGGTTGGAAATGTGGTCACTTCCCTGCAGCATTCCTATCTGGTGCAGATAGAAGCGGCGGATACCCTGGGAGAAAGTCACATCCTGAGCTTCCAGATCATGACGGAGGCCGTCAGCTTTGTGCTCTACGACGGGGAAGACGGTGCGGGCTTCGGCAAATACCCGGAAGAGCCGCATGTGGTGGACATTGCGTCCCACATGACCCTGCGGGTCCGGGGAAGTCTGGTGATGGAGGGTGCTTCCTGGCAGGATCTTGGGCTGGCGGAGGGGATCACGGAAGCTGCCGTCAGCTGCGGCCATAAGCAGGAAAGCGGCTGCCATTACCTTGTCTGGGGCGGCAGTCACGTATATCTGGCATTTGACTGCAGCTTTGACAGCAGCCAGGGAACTGTGGTCCTGAACCGCACCCCCATCCCGGAAGCCAGCCGTCCCCGGCGGAGGGCCTGCGCCCTGTGTCCCGTGGAGGATGGCATTGCCCTGGTCTGTGCAGATACCGACGGGTATATCCGTGTTCTGTGGGTACAGCATCTGATACAAACAGATACTGCCGTTACCTGGCTGGACGGGTATCTGGATTACTGGACCGGGTGAATGGAAAATGATCACAAGAAGGAGGAAGAATCATGGCGATAACGCCTTATGAGGAGAAAAAGTATCTGCAAAGCGATGCGGTGACCCAGGCCCAGCAGGCTCTGCAGACCCATACTGCGGCGAAGCCCGGGGATTACCGGTCCCAGTGGCAGGGCCAGATGGATGATGCGCTGGCAAGGATCCAGGAACGGGAGCCCTTTGCCTATGATGTCAGCAGCGATGCCCTTTACAGCCAGGTGGCTCAGAACTATCTGCAGCAGGGCAGGACCGCCATGCTGGATACCATGGGCAGGGCCGCCGCCATGACCGGGGGCTACGGCAATTCCTATGCCCAGACTGCCGGTCAGCAGGCCTACGGCCAGTATCTCACCGGACTGACGGAACTGGTACCCCAGTACCAGCAGATGGCATTCCAGCGCTACCAGGCAGAAGGAGAGGATCTGCTGAACCGGTATCATCTTCTGGCTCAGCAGGAGGAGCAGGCCTATGGCCGGCATCAGGATCAGCTGGACCGGTACTATGGAGAACTGGACCGGCTCCAGTCTGCCTATGACAGGGAACGGGAGCATGACTACAGCCGGTACGCAGATGACCGGAAGTTCGACTACGGCAGATATATGGACGAATTGAACCACAGCTATCAGCAGGACCGGGACAGAATTGCCGATGAACGGTGGATGGAGCAGTGGCTCTACCAGCAGGAGCGGGACCGGATCGCCGATGAGCAGTGGCAGCAGGAGTATGACGAAATGGTCCGCCAGTACAATGAGACCCTGGCCTGGCAGCAGGCACAGGCAGCGGCAAAGGCATCCGGCAGAAGCTCCGGCGGTGGCGGCAGCAGCGGAAAGACCGAGACGGCAGACAGCCAAAACTTTATGGAATATATGAATGCCCAGAACAAGGCGGCTGGTCCCGGGGGTCTTACCACCCAGCAGGCGGCGGAGCTGATCACCCAGGCAGCCCAGGACGGAACCATCAAAAAGGAGGACCAGCTCAATTACATGCTGATCTACGGATAAGGATAATTCCCTGGTTCTGCAGTGGTTCGGAAAAGGAGAGGAGGAATAGAATATGAATGATGCCCACAGCTGGCTGACCCTGGATCTGCAGGAGAATGGAATGCTCCAGACTCTGGAGGCAAAACGGGGAGATACCGGAAGGGTGCTCCACATCAGCCTGTCAGACGGGGGCGTACCCTACGCCATCGGTACGGACTGCTATGGTATCTTTACCGCCAGAAAAGGGGACGGTACGGTCCTGTATGATCCCTGCACCATTGAGAAGGATGTGCTCACCTATACCTTTACAGAGCAGACCTGCGCAGCGGCAGGACCTATGCCGGCGGAGATCCGGCTCTACGGCAGCGAAGGAAAGCTTCTGACCAGTGCCCGCTTTGTGCTGGAGGTCCGGGATACGGTCTGGCATCCGGAGGATGTGGAATCGGCTCACCGGATGGATGCTCTGGATGCCCTGGTGCTGGAGGTGGCGGATCTGAAGGAGAAACTGGAAAAGGGGGAATTTGCAGGTTCTTCCGGCGGCCAGGGCGAGAAGGGTGAAAAGGGCGACCCCGGCCCCCAGGGTGAGAAGGGCGAGAAAGGCGATCCCGGCCCCCAGGGTGAGAAGGGTGAGAAAGGCGATCCCGGCCCCCAGGGTGAGAAGGGCGAGAAAGGCGATCCCGGCCCCCAGGGCGAGAAGGGTGAGAAAGGCGACCCCGGCCCCCAGGGCGAAAAGGGTGAGAAAGGCGACCGGGGCGAAGACGGCACCATGACCTTTGCGGATCTTACACAGGAGCAGAAGGATTCCCTGAAGGGAGAAAAGGGTGATCCCGGTGAGAAGGGGGAAAAGGGTGACCCGGGAGCGGAAGGCCCCCAGGGTCCTGCCGGAGAAAAGGGAGAAACCGGCCCCGCCGGTGCAGACGGAAAGACTCCGGTAAAGGGCGTGGATTATTTTACGGAGGAAGAAAAAGCGGAGCTGGTGGCAGCAGTGCTGGCAGAGCTTCCGGAAAACGGCGGTTCTTCCGGCCTGCCTGTGGGTGAGGAGGCGGTGTTCTGATACTTCAGGAAATGATCCTTCCGGCACAGGCAGCCTGCGGAACCGAGACAGCGGCGGAAACCCAGGAGCTTCCTGCTATCCCGGCAGATGTTCCGGCGGCCTATCCATACACGCTGCTGTTCCATGGCGAGCAGACCGGGGAAGTTGCTGTGAATGCATTTGTTCTGCTGACGGCATCCACAGCGGAATGGTGCTTCCACAGCCAGCAGAACAATCTGATCTCCAGGGGCGAACTGTATGTTGCCATGTACTACGGCGGCCAGTGGGTGGACCTCAGCAGCCAGGTCACACCGGAACCGCTGCAGTTTGTTGACCTGCTCCACGATACCCTGCAGGTTGCGCTGCTTGATTCCAGCCATGATATTTACTATGCGGAAAATGCTGACTACGCTGCCGGCACCTATACCAGAACGGATGTGCTGTATTTTGCCGCAAACCCTGAGACGGTGCTGTACCAGTTCAGACACTCCACCATGGTGGGACTGGCGGACGAAGCCAGAAGACTGGGAAATGTCACCGGAAAATTGACAACGGCCCAGATGAAAGCCATTTTTTCCGGGCTGACCCCCGGTGAACTCCCTTCGGCGGCAGCCACAGCCTTCGGCAGAGAGCCGGTGGTGGAACCCTATCAGGTCCCCACGGGAAAAACCTATTACAACGGACTGCTGCTGCCGGATCCCCCTGCTGACGTAATTGCGCAGTACCCGTACTGCTTTCTCAGAGAGAATCTGGCGGACGGTTACTATGATCTGCTTTTCAGCAGCGGTCCCTTCTGGCGCAATTCTGCCGGAGAGATTCACACTGCGAAGAATGCAAATGCGCCCCATTACCGCATTCCGCTTTCCGGTGCGGCAACCGCAGGGAGCTGGACCTTCAAAGTCATGGATTACTGGTACGGAGAAGATGCAGAAAGAATCCTTCTGTGGTCAAACCACGACATACTGAACGGTTCCGAAACGGCAACCGATGTCTACTTTGCGGGCACAGATGCAGTGCCGCAGACGGAAACCCACTATCATTACGGCTATGGTGATTTTGTTACGGGTGCCGGAAGCAGTGCCGTTTCCAATGAGACCCTGAATGAGCTGGCCCACAGAATACAGCAGCGGCACTCCCCTGTTCATGAGGTGTTCACCGGTGCGCAGCTTGCGGATTATGTCAACCGGTGCGATTTCTGTGAAAAGGGTACTGCAGGCAGTGCCATCAGCGCAGGAAGTTTCGGTTTTACGTCCCAGGCATATATGAAGAGTTAAGAAAGGACGGTGCGGCGAATGATTCTGAAAAACTGGTATAAGATCCTCTTTGGCCAGATGTGCGGTGCTCCCCAGAGCGGCGGGAAGCTTCCCCTGGGGATCATGGACTGGGAGGAGGATCCCTGCGGTCTGGTGTATTCCTCCGGCATTACCCTGAACGATATTATGGGAAGCTGGAGCAAAGCCCACAACCAGAGGGGCGTTATCTTTGGAGATGGGGACACACCGGTGACGGCGGATGACTATCTTCTGGCAGGGACCCCCATTACCACCTGCAATGTGACCCATGTAAACTATTCCGTTGGCGATGACCAGGGGGTGACCCTTGAAAAGGTGTTCACGGTGACCAATACCGGCAGCACGGAGTTCACCATAAGGGAAGCCGGGATCGTCTGCGGCTTTTACAGTTCCTCCAACTACTACAATTACGCATTGGTTGAGCGGACTGTGCTGGATGTTCCGGTTACGGTCCCGCCCGGCGGTGTGGGACAGGTGACCTACAGGATCCGGGCCCCCTTTCCTGCGGCCTGAGGCGGGAGGGAATATGAAGCACCTGTTGTGGCTCCTGCCGCTGGTACTGTTTTTCTGGGCCATCGTCCGGGGTGGTGACTGCGACCCGGACTGGTATGATGAGGAGGGATTCAAATGACAGTGAAGGAACTGCAGTGCCTGCTGGTTCTGGTGAAACGCAGCAGCGGCACGGCCTACTATACGGGATCTGTGGACGGCATCCGTGGCAAGCTTACGGATCAGGCTCTTCGGGATGCCCAGCAGGATCTGGGACTTCCGGTTACCGGGGAGGTGGACGGGGAAATGGAACAGGCGCTGCGCCGGGCCGTGGCTTCCGGCCTTCCCGAAAGGGAAGAAGCTGCCGCAGCAGGCGGCAGCTTCTGGGAGGAGATCGAATTTTTTGTCCGGGAGGAATTCCGCTGCCAGTGCGGCGGACGCTACTGCAACGGCTTCCCGGCAGAGCCGAAGGAAGCGCTGGTGCGGATCGCTGACCGGCTTCGGAGGAATCTGGGGGTTCCTGTTACGGTGGTATCCGGCCTCCGGTGCCGGCAGCACAATGCCGATGTGGGAGGTGTGGCCAACAGCCAGCATATGTACGGGGAGGCCGCCGACATCTATGCCCGGGGCATCTCCCAGGCCAGGGTGGAGGCGGAGCTGGATGCCATCGGAGGGGTCCGGTATCATTATCCCATTGCAGGATCTTCCAATGTCCACTTTGACATCCCTGCGGAAGGCAGGTGATGGACCGTGGAAATTGCGGTGATCGTCCGGTGGGCAAAGGATATCTGCTCCATTGCTGCCTGTGCAGCCCTGCTGATCCGTCCCGTCCGGGAGTTTCTTCTGGGCACCGGAGAGATCCGGGAAGGTCAGCGGTGCCTGCTCCGCAGTGAGATCGTAAGGATCTACTACCGGCACCATGAGGACCGGCAGCTGCGGGAATACGAATTCAAAAACATGCAGCAGTGCTACGAGGCTTACAAAATACTGGGAGGAAATTCCTTCGTTGACCGCATCCATTCGGAAATGAAGGAATGGGATATTATTTGAGGAGGAATATTATATGATTGACTGGAAGAAAAAACTGACTTCCCGCAAGTTCTGGCTGGCCATCGCCGGCTTCATCACTCCCCTGCTGCTGGCTTTCGGTGTGGCGGAGGATTCCGTCACCCGGATCACTGCCATCATCATGGCCGGTGCCGATGTGCTGGCCTACATCCTGGCAGAGGGTATGGTGGATGCGAAAAATGCGGAAGCCGCCCTGGAAGAGTCCTGGCGGTAACAAAACAGCGGCAGGTTTTCCTGCCGCTGTTCTCATATTTTTCCGGATATCTGCCGGTTATGGCAGCAGACGGTGCATCCGTTTCCAAACCCTGGGCGCGCGCAGCAGCAGACGGTCTTTTCTGGACAGGTCCAGATCATAGCCTGCCCTGGCTGCGGTTTCCCGGATGACAGCGGCAGCATCCCGGATCAGGGACTCCTGCTCACAGGTGCCTTCCTCTGCCAGGGTCTGCAGCAGCCGGATCAGATAGCGCAGGTACATTTTTTCTGTGGGACACAGGGTATAGTCCTTCAGATTTACTTCCCGGAAGAAACGGATCCAGTTTTCTACACAGTCGCAGGTCTGGGGGAACGAACGCTTCCGGCCGGACAGGGAATCACCCCGCTTGGTCCAGTAGTAGCCGGTGACGGGCATCACCTGGAAGGAGCCTGCCCGGTGGCACAGCAGCATGGAGAAGATGCCGTCGGCATCCAGACCGTAATGGCCGAAATACCGAAGATCCCCCAGTATCTCTCTGCGCCAGGCCTTGGAAGTATCCCGGGTGAAGAAGATCTCGGACTGCTCCGGGTATTCTGCAGCAAATTCTGCCAGATCGGTGCCGGCTTTTGCAGCCCCCTCCCGGAACTGGGTGATGCTTTCCACACCCAGATTCACACCGTCCTGAATGATCTCTGTCTGGAAAGCGATGCAGTCGGGAGACCGGTCTTCCATGGCGGCAGCCAGCTTTTCAAAAATCTCCGGTGCCAGGGCATCGTCGGAACCCATCAGCAGAAAATAATCTCCTGTGATTTGTTCAAGACCCATATTTACAGCGGAAACATAGCCGCCGTTTTCCTTGGAAAACACCCGAATCCGGGGATCCTTTGCAGCATATTCCTGCAGGATCTCCGGAGTCTCATCCTTGGAGCCATCGTTAACAGCCACCAATTCCCAATGGGGCCAGCTCTGACCGAGAAGACTGTCCAGAGCACTTCGGACATAGTCCCGGGAATTGTAGCAGGGCATGATCACGCTGAAGGTTATCGTCTGCAT